AACTATTACACTAACTGAAAGAATTTTGCAGCCAGAGGAGTTTATGGTAAACCTCCAACTTTGTGTGCGTGATTTCGTGTCAGATTGGGAAGCTGCTCAAATGGGTGTAGGTCCAATGGACAGAACTTTGCCTCCTAAATTCTCAGATTTCTTAATTGCTCATGCAGCAGATAAAGTAGCTCAGAAATTAGAGCAGAACATCTGGAATGGTACAAACTCAAATGCAGGAGAGTTTGATGGTTTCAAAACTACACTACTTGCAGATTCAGATGTAGTAGATGTTTCAGGAACAAGCTCAACAGCTTCAAACATTATTACAGAGCTTGGAAAAATTGCAGATGCAATTCCTTCTGCTGTTTATGGTAATGAAGATGTTATTATCTATCTACCTTCTAATATGTATAGAAACTATATTAGAGCTTTAGGTGGATTTGGAGCATCAGGTTTAGGAGCTGCTGGTTATGAGAACAGAGGAACAAACCAAGACATTCAACCTGCCTTCTTTGATGGTATCAAGGTTGTTAATGTAAGTGGTTTAGCAAGTGATACAGCAGTAGCTGCTCAGAAAAGCAACCTATTCTTTGGTACAGGTCTTTTATCAGACAACCAAGAAGTAAAGGTTATTGACATGAGAGACATTGATGGAAGCCAAAATGTACGAGTAGTAATGCGATTTACAGCAGGTATTCAGCATGGCATAGGAAGCGACATTGTATTATATTCATAATTTTAAAAATATAGATAGATGAGCACAACAATAACACATAGTAATGATGTTGAAAGACAAGTAGAAAAGTACCAAGACATTACCATAGGGGAAACTTACACAATGGCAGATAGTGGTAAGACTATTAAAGTCTCTGGTACAGGTGGAACAGTAACTCTACCAGCTCCAACAGAAGGATTTAATATTAAATTTGTAACAACAGGAGGACTAACTACAGCTAATACTGTAATTGCAGGAGGAACTGCTGATGTAATGGAAGGTTCTATTATTGTAGCAGGAGCTGTAGTAGATGTAGATGCTGCTGACCAACTAAATTTTGTACATACTGCTGATAACTTAGGAGACTTTGTAGAGATTATCTCTGATGGGTCAAACTATTATGTATCAGGTAATGCACTTAATTCAGGAGGTATTACAGCAACAGGATAATTATAACAGATAGCTGAAACGCTACCTAATAAATTCAATAAATTATGGCTTGTACGCTTAGTATAGGAAGAAAAGTACCATGTAAAGATGTGGTTGGTGGAATCAAAGGAGTATACTTTTTTGACTTTGGTTCTATCACAGCAGCCTTTGATAGTACAGACACAGATGTAGTTGAAGATTTAGGTGTAGTTACTTGTTTTAATTATGAAGTAAAAGGCAACAGTAGTTTTGAGCAAACTATTACAAGTTCAAGAGAAAATGGAACAACTTTTTTTGAGCAAACTCTTAATTTGACTCTAACTAAATTGACTGTTCAAGACCATAAAGAGTTAAAACTTCTAACTTTTGGCAGACCCCATGTAGTTGTAGAAGATTATAATGGAAATGCTTTTATCATGGGTCTTGAGCATGGAGCAGATGTTTCTGGTGGAACAATAGTTACAGGAGCTGCTATGGGAGATTTAAGTGGTTATACACTTACTCTTACAGCACAAGAGCTTAAACCTGCTAACTTCTTAGAAGGAGCAACTTCTGCAAATCCATTTGCTGGAATGACTAATACTGTAACAATTACAGAAGGTACTAACACCTAATAAATCTTAGACCAATAAAGAGGGGAGGCATTTGTCTCCCTTTTTTTTTATAACAAAATCAAAACTCTTTTATTATATATATATGATTATTTTACAAGAGAGTGGTTCAGCTCAGAACATAGATTTTATTCCAAGAAGTTTTGTTAGTGGAGGTAGCTATGTAGTTACGATAGATGATGAGCAAACAGGTACAAACATTCACAATGCTACTACTACAAGCATTTCAGAAGTTCTGTACTTTAATAGATATAATGCTACCTTTACTACAAAACAAGATAACTTTTATGTCTTAACAATTAAGTCAGGTAGTGATGTAGTATTCAAAGACAGAATTTTCTGCACAAACCAAACTAATTACTCCATAAACAATGGGGAGTATCAACAGACAGAAAGCAATAATGATTTCATATTCATATAGATGGAAAACGTACACTTAATAAATTTATCAAGCTATAACAGACCTGAGGTAGTAGAGGACAAAAAAAAAGATTATGTTGCCTATGGAGAAGATAACAACTACTATCAATACCTAATAGACAACTTTATAAACTCTACTACAAACAATGCTACAATAAATGGTATATCTCAGCTTATTTATGGCAAAGGTATAGATGCTTTAGACAGCTCTACAAAGACGGATGAGTATGCAGCACTTAAATCTATATTTAACAATGACTGCCTTAGAAAAATAGCTTTAGATTTAAAACTATTAGGAGAGGCATCATTCCAGGTTATATACCAAAACAACAAAGTAGTAAAAGCAGAACACTTTCCAAGACAAACCCTTAGACCTGAGAAGATGATAGATGGAGACATAAGAGCTTACTACTATTCTCCTGATTGGGCAAACATGAAAAAGTCAGACAAGGCTGAAAGAATTGCAGCTTTTGGTTTTGGAAATAAAACAGAACCAGAGATTAAAATAGTTAAGAGATATGTTTCAGGCTATGATTATATATGTCCTCCTGACTATGCTGGTTCTTTAGCCTATGCAGAGCTTGAGAGTGAAATATCTGATTATCTTATTAATGATGTTCAATCTGGTTTTTCTGGTACTAAGGTTATAAACTTTAACAATGGTGTACCTGAAAGAGAAAAACAGTTACAGGTTAAAAATGATGTAATGAGAAAGCTCACAGGGTCAATGGGAGAAAAGGTCATTGTAGCTTTTAACAATAATGCTGAGAGTAAAACTACTATTGATGATGTACCTTTGAATGATGCTCCTGCTCACTATGAGTATTTATCTTCTGAGTGTGCAAGGAAAATAATGGTAGGTCATAGAGTAACCTCTCCTCTGCTTTTAGGTATTAGAGATGACAACAATGGTCTTGGAAATAATGCAGATGAGATTAGAACAGCTTCTTTGCTGTTTCAAAACACTACTATTAGACCATATCAGGACCTTATAGTGGACTGTATGGATGCTATTCTTGCAGTTAATGATATTAGTCTTAAATTATATTTTGTTACGTTACAGCCTCTTGAATTTATTGATACAGAAAATGCAGTAACTAAAGAAGCTAAGGAAGAAGAAACAGGAGTTAAACTTGCAGCAGTTCCTACAGATGTAGCAGATGCACTTATAGACTTAGGAGAAGATGAAGATTTAGAAAATTGGGAGCTGGTAGATGAAAGAGAGGTAGATTATGACCAAGAAGAAACACTTGATAAAATGATAGGACTTGCTTCTACAGGTAGTGCAAGACCAAATGCTAAAAGTGAACAAGATAAAGAGATAGGAGACTTGAGATTCAAAGTTAGGTATCAATATGCACCTCTTAGGAGTGATAGTGAAAGCAGAGAATTTTGTGTAAAAATGGCATCAGCAGGTAAAATCTACAGAAAAGAAGATATTATCTCAATGGAAAATAAAGTAGTCAATGCAGGATGGGGTCCAAATGGAGCTAATACTTATTCTATTTGGTTTTACAAAGGCGGTGGGTCATGCAGACACTTTTGGATGAGAAAAACTTACATGGCTAAAGGAGTTAATCCTGATGCAAAAAATCCAAGGGCAGAGGTTTCAGTAAATGAAGCTAAAGCAGAAGGTTTAAAACCTGTAAAAAATGATTCAAAAGTAGCTAAAAGAACAAGAGACCAAGTAAACAGAGGTTTTTTACAACCAAAGAATTTTAAAACACCAAGAAGTAAAGGAGTATAGATATGGCAACAGGATTAATGATTTCAAGAAAAGATATAGTCAAGTTTACTTCCTTGAATGGTAATATTGACACAGATAAGTTTATACAATATATCTTGATAGCACAAGAGACTCATATCCAAAACTATCTTGGTTCAAAACTATATGATAAAATAAAATCAGACATTGAGGGTTCTTCTCTTGCAGGTGATTATTTGACATTAGTAAACACCTATATAAAACCCATGCTCTGCCATTGGGCACTTGTAGAGTTCCTTCCTTATGCAGCTTATACAATATCTAACAAAGGTATATTTAAACACAATTCTGAAAATGCAATAAACGCTGATAAGAATGAAGTAGACTTTCTAATAGAGAAAGAAAGAAGCATAGCTCAGTATTATACAGATAGATTTGTAGACTTTATGAGTTTTGAAGCTCCAAGTAAATACCCTGAGTATTTTACCAATAGTAATGATGATGTCTTTCCTGACAAAAACAGTTATGGATTTTCTGGATGGGTACTGTAAAGAGTTATAAAAATAAAGATAAGAATATACAAAAGCTAAAAGAGTTTTTGAAAAAAGGATATATAACAAAAAAAGAAAAAAAGTATTATTAATATATGGCAAATACAATAAATTGGGGTAAGGTCTATTGCGAGATGGTAACCAACAGCTCTTGGGGAGATGAGGTTTATACCACAAATGCAATAAATGATGACTCAACTCCAACCTGTTGGACTACATTTACAATAAGTGCAGATTCAACATTGTTTAGAGCAGATAATATTGATTTAAAAGCAGATGTACAATTTATTTAATTATGGCAAAGACAAATGTAAATACAGGTAGTGGACCTAATGAAGGGGATGGAGACCCTTTAAGAACAGCTTTTACAAGCATAAATTCTAATACAGATGAGATTTATAACTTGTTTGGTAATGGTAGCACACTTGCAATAACTGGAGATGCTACTGTTTCAGCAGGAGCTTTAACTATTGCAAATGGTGCAGTTGAAAATGCTATGTTAGCAGATAATGCTGTTGACCATGATGAACTTGCTAATAGATATGCTAACAAAGTAGATAAAACAGACACAGGAAATTTTAGTGTTGATTGCTCTGCTGGTAGTACATTTTTATGTACAGGTAATATAGGCACTTCTACAATAACTTTTAACAATATGAAACAAAACCAAGTTGTTGATTTAGTATTGTCAGGAACTTTATCAAGTGCAGCAATAACATTTGCAGGAGGTACAGGTTTAGGAACTACTACTTTTAACAAAGTTGGAAGTACAGATTTAGATACAAGTGCGACAAATCATATTGTATTAGTTTGTGTAAAAGAAGATAGTGGCTCATCAATAGTAAATTATACTGTAAACACCTTTGCAGCAGATACAACACCATAATTATGAAAGCAAGAGAAACAAAAAACGGAATTACTACTTATCCTATATTACCTTCTACATGGAATGGTAAGAAAGGACATTATATAAACTTTAGAAATGTAGATAAAAAAACTTTAGAGTCAGAAGGTTTTTATGATGTAGTTGAGCCTGCATATAATCCAAGAACTCAAAATATAGGAGGTATTGAATGGGATAAAAAAAATAAGGTATTTACTCGCAAAGTAACAGATATTGATTTCTCTGCAACTTATGAAGTATTAGAAGAAAAAGATGGTAAGTTAGTAGGAACAGGAGAGTTTAAAAATACTTATGATGTACCAGAAAAGAAAACAGAATTAATTAAAGAGTTAAAATCAAAAGCTAATAAATTATTATCACCAACAGATTGGCAAGTAGTTAGAAAAGCAGAAAGAGATATTGCTATTGATGATGATGTAAAAGAAGAAAGAGCAAAAATATTAGCAGAGTATTATAAAAAGAAAAAAGAGGTAAACTCTAAAAAGAAATATGAAAGTCTTTTAGATTATAATACTACTTTTTTTCCTATAAAACTTGATTAATGAGTTTAGGTAAAAGATTATTTACAGAAGGAGCAGCAGTTTGTCTTACTGAAACTACTGACATATTTGGTGGCTCAACAGGCAAGGCATTATACTCAATGGATTTTGATGCAAGTAGTCAAGATGGGACAGTTGATGCTACCCCTACAAACGTTGACTTTGGTGTTTCGGGAAGGACTGTAAATTCTGCAAGATTTAATGGTAGTAGTAGTAAAATAGATTTACCTGATATACTTCCTGCTAATAGTAATGCTGATTCAAGTTTTACTTGCTGGTTTAGAACAAGCGATACTTCAGGAAATCAAATGACAATAGTAAACGCTTGGAATGGTAGCACAACTGCTAACAATGGGGGTTGGGCATTATTTAAAGATGCAGGAAACACTTTCTTTTTTACTCAATATTATTTAAAAAGTAGTGCAAGTGGATTAACAGGTGGCACAGCTGTTGGAGATGGAAATTGGCATTTTGTGGCAGTAGTTTTTGATTATAGTGCTGGAACTTTAAGTTTGTATTTAGATGGAAATAGTACCCCTCATTTACAACACACTTCACTTACACCTGGAACAGTTAATATATTTAACGGAGGTGCTGAATTAGGTTATCAAAAACCAGGAGGACCTTTTAGATATTGGAATGGAGATATAGACCAAGTGAGAATATTCTCTAAAGCCTTAAGTACATCAGAAATTTCTACTTTATATAATAGTGGAAACGGAGAAACAGCGTGTGTACATACCGCTACAACTACTAGTAATATCTACCCTGTAGCCAACACTATGTACCACAAACTTGACAATAGTGCAGTTGATGAAATAGGTACTGCTACATCTACAGAGCAACAAATGCAGTACAGATTTGGTAAATATGGACAAGCAGCTTTATTTAATGGTTTAAATAATGGGTCAGAGATAAACACAAACTATACAACAGGCGATACTGCTTTAACTCATTCTATTTGGATGAACCAGTCAGGTTTGAGTGCTGGTGGATTTAACGTAGTTTTAGGTAGATATTGGGATGGAAATACCCCCTTGCATTTAGGATATTATATGTGGACTAATACAACTACTGTTAATTGGAGGGTGTTTTTTGGTGGTGTTGGTGGCACTACTTCACAGCACGTTGAAGCCTCAGGAACTATAACACAAAACAAATGGCATCATATTGTTGCAACTTGGACAGATGGCACAGGTGCAAAATTATATATTGATGGCTCATTAGCTCAGTCTGTTTCATCATCAGAAACAAGAAACAAAAATGGTATTGCTTTAGCTTTAGGTGCATTTGGTCATAATAGGTCTAATCAAGCTAATTTCAAAGGTTTATTAGACACACACAGATACTTCAATTCTGAGCTTACCTCAACTCAAGTTACTCAACTTTTTAACGAAAAACCTGAAACAGACACATCTAATTTTAAGTGTGTATTGTATGAAGGTACTGGTTCTACTCAATACATTTCAAATGTAGGTATGGACTTAGAGACAAGTGGTGGATTACTTTGGACTAAAAGAAGAACAGGTAGTGATGTTTCTTACGCTATTGTGGATAGTGTAAGAGGTATAGCTACAAGTGGTAGTAATTATATAGCAAGTGATAGAACTGATGCAGAGGCTTCAAGTACAAATATGCCATCTTCATTAGAAAAAAATGGGTTTTTTGTACAAGGTAGTGGTGGAAGAACTAATACAAATGGTGAAGATTATGTATCGTGGGTTTTTAAGGCTGGGGGTGCAACAAGTGGCAATAGTGTTGGAGATATATCCTCTCAGGTAAGTTTGAACAGCACACTTGGTTTTAGTATTGTATCTTACACAGGGGATGCTAACATGAGTAATACCATAGGTCATGGGTTGAAGATAGGGACTACAGAAACAAGACCTGATTTAATAATTGTAAAAAATAGAACAGCTACCAATAATCCAAGTTGGGCGGTTTGGTCAAGTGTGTTTACATCTTCAAGTGAAACTTTACAGTTAAACTCCAATGCTTTAAGCAATGCTATATCAGATAGATTTGGAACTATAACTACTACAACCTTTAAAGGTGGAGCAAGCGGAAATAATGAGGTAAATGGTGCTAACACAATGATAGCATATTGTTTCGCATCTGTAACAGGACTAAGCAAAATCTCAAGCTACAATGGCGATAGTTCAAGTAATTTAGGAGTTTCAACTGTTGGATTTAAGCCAAGCCTCTTAGTCATTAAAAAATTTAGTGGCTCAGGCACAGGACATTGGATGGTGTATGATAATAGGCGAGATACAGCTAATGCACCTCAAACAGATACTTGTTTATTTTGGAATTTAGATGACCCTGATTTTAGTGCAAGTGATATTAATGTTAGGTTTGATGATGATGGTTTTACTGTTTTAGGGAATAATTCAAACATTAATGGTGCTGGAAACAGTTACTTATATATAGCATTTAAATGATATGGATGATTCAATGAAAATTTTCTCAACCTATGCAGCAAGTCTTTTTGCTTTGGTTTTTAGTATAAGTGATATTAACTCTTTGTTACAGTTCTTAGTATTATTAGCAACGCTTGTTTATACAGTACTTAACATATATAAATCTTTTAAGAAATGAAAATTACAAATGGTGCTGCCAAAGACATAAGACATTTTGCAGGGTCACTTCTGGTATTCTTTTTAGTTGTTATAATACTTTTTTATCTTACAAAGTATTCAATTCCTAATGAAAATGCACAAATAGTAAATACACTAATTGGAATGATAGCTGCTTCTATTGCTATGGTCATTGCAAGTATTACAGGCAGAAACCCTGATGACCTTGAAGCTGCTAAAAAGAAAATTAGTAACTTAGAGATGAAAATAGAAATGCTTGTAAGTGCTAAGGATATGCTTGAAGGTATGCTTATTAAATTACAAGATGACACAATAGATAGACTACTATTAAAAAATACACTTGCCTATGATGACTGCAAGTCAGGTAAGTGTAAATGTAAAAACAAATGCAGTAATGAGTCTTAAATATTTTAGATATGAAGAATTTGACTCTCCAGATTTGCCTAACTCTGGTGCTGCTAATATGGACAGCAACTTTCTTTCAATGCTCGATAGTGCGAGGGGGATTGCTGGTATACCCTTCAAAATTTCTTCTGGATTCAGAACAACTGAATACAATCAATCTCTTAGTGCAAGAGGATATTCAGCGAGTCCAAACTCAAGCCATCTTAAAGGAGAGGCAGCAGATATTGTCTGCAAAAGCTCAAAAGATAGATGGACTATCATTACAGCCTTACAAGAAGCAGGATTTAAAAGGATTGGGATTAGCTCCTCATTCATTCATGTGGACTCAAGCGATTTATGGAAAGCCTCTCCTGTTATATGGACCTATTAAAACTGACACAGTAGGAAGCACCTTAAATGATTAAAACAATACTTAGTTTACTTACAGGAAGAAACAAAGGCAAGTCAGCTTTAGGAGGTCTTGCAATAGAACTTAGAGAAGCAATAAAAGGTAAAGAACTTGACCCAAATGCAATACTTGAAATCCAAGCTAAAATCAATGAAATTGAAGCACAACATAGAAACTTATTTGTTAGTGGTTGGCGTCCTTCTGTTGGGTGGGTATGCTCTCTTGCATTTGCTTATCACTTTGTTGCCTTTCCAATTATTAAAACTATATATCCAAATACTGAATTTCCTGTATTAGAAACAGAACCTTTATTTACAGTTCTAATGGGTATGTTAGGCTTAGGTGGTTTAAGGACCTATGAAAAAATAAAAGACAAAGCAAAATGATTTGTCCACATTGTATATTGGTGGTTTTAAGTTTGATTTATTTTACTTTTAGATAATGGCAAAACAAGCTACCTTTGTATATAGAGTAAAAAAAAAGATAAAAAGAAAGGGTAGACATTCTAAAAAAGCATCCTTACTTAAAAATTCAAAGACCTACAAGAAGCTCTATAGAGGGCAAGGCAAATAATTTTTAGAAATTATGAACAATATTTTACATCTTAAAAAAATTCCTTCTAACTTTGGTGGGTTAGTGGGATATATGTCTAACTTAATAATTAATTATAAAATGGAAGATACTACTATCAGAGATTTATCTGACAAAATCATTAAAGATTTTGGCAAAACAATTAAAGAAAAAACAGATATTTTGTTGATGCTTGATGCTACAATGTACACTAATCTGGGAATTGATTCAAGCAAGGGAGAAAAGAATAAAGTAAAATCTGATAGTAAGTATATTTATAAACAAATAAAAAGTATTGATGAGCCTTTAGGTAAGTCTCTACTTTTTCAGATGGATGCGTAAAGTAACAAGAAGTAAACTAATAAAAAAGCTGGATAGAATTTTTAGCGAATACATAAGAAAGAGAGATGCTGATAAAAATGGATTTGCAAAATGTATTTCATGTAATAAAAAACTACATTGGAAAGAAATGGATGCAGGACATTTTAGGTCAAGAAAATATATGGCAACTCGCTATGATGAACAGAATGTTTACAGCCAATGTAGGTACTGTAACAGATACAATCAAGGAAGTATATATGAATACTCAAGAGCTTTAGGTGTAGAGTTATCAGAAAAACTTTACATTAAAAGTCAAGAAACAAAAAAACACAGTATCTTTGAGCTACAAGAACTTATAGAATATTATAAAAAAATCATTGTTTGATTTAGTTTGTTTTAATTGTTTGGTTAGGGAGGGTGTAAAAACCCTCCTTTTTTTTATTAACATTTTTTCCTATATTTGAGTTATGGAAAATTTATACCAAAGATTAATTGAGCTTGAAGGGGAGAACTTAGAGCTTAAAACAGAAAACAGATTATTAAAACAACAACTTCATTATGGTCAGAACATTAACACAACAGGACATTATTAGACAATCTACGCTGAAAATGGCAGTAGACCTTGTAGTAGCTAACAAGGTAGAAATTAAAGACTTAACAAAAGTAGCTACAAAATTAGAACATCATGTAACACAGTAATTATGGAATTAAAATTAGAAGGTAAAATTCAAAAGATTGGTCAAGAAGAACAAATTAAAAACTTGACAAAAAGGAGTATGTTATTAACTACAAATGACAAATATCCTCAGACAGTACAATTAGACTTTATCAATGACAAGGTAAAAGAATTGTCAAAGTTTAATGATGGAGATAATGTAAGTGTTTCTTTTAATGTAAGAGGCAATGAATACAAAGGAAAGTATTACACAAACCTTCAAGGTTGGAAAATATCAGAAATGCTTGGAGAGGTTTCTAACTTACAACAAAATCCAAGTAGACAACCTGTAGAAACAGGAGACTTACCATTTTAACTAACAGGGGGATTATTCCCCCTTTTTTTTATGATTGTACAAGGAAAAGAAATACTTGATAAGATATTAGACTACAAGTATGGTAGAATTAAAAAAGGTCTACCAATAGGCATAGAGGGAATAGACAATCATTACAGATACTTACAGAATAACTTTGTCCTAACTATAGGTCATGCCAATACAGGCAAGACTACTTTTATTATATACCTGTTTGTAGTTTGGGCAATAAAACACAATCTTAGATTTCTATTATTTTCTTCTGAGAATACTCCTGAAAGTATTATGAGAAAGATAATAGAATTTAAAATGGGTCAGACAGTAGACAAAGCCTCAGAGATGAAAATAGGTAATGCAATCTCTTGGGCAGAGGCACACTTTAAACTAATAGATAATTCAAGACTTTACAATTACAAAGACTTACTTAATGAAGCCAAAGCAGTTAAAGAGGCTTGGGATTATAATTGTATATTAATTGACCCTTACAACTCTTTAAAAAAAGAGCACACACTTGTAAAGGCAGTAGGTACTCATGAGTATGACTATGAGGTAGCTTCTGAGTTTAGGATGTTTGCAAAAAAACAAAAGGTATCTGTATATTTAAATGTCCATGCAAACACACAATCTATAAGACAGGTACATCCAAAAGGTCATGACTATGAAGGTTTAGCAACTCCCCTAAATGGAGCAAACATTGAAGGTGGCTCTAAGTGGGTATCAAGGTCTGATGATATTCTTTCTATACACAGATATATAGCACACCCTCAGGAATGGATGTTTACTCAGCTTCATGTGTTAAAAATAAAAGAAATTGAGCTAAATGGTAGACCAACAAGCTATGACAAACCATTAAAGTTTAGAATGGCTATTGACAATGTAGGCTTTTTATTTGAAGGCTTAGATATACTTAAAGATAAACAACCCAAACAAATTGAAATATGATAATAATTGGAGTATCATTACTTTTAGTTTGCATTTTATTTTATATGGTAGCACTATATAAAAATGCAACTATTGGTATATCTCCTGTACTTGGTCTTATGGCAGGTGCATTATTATCTTATACTGATTATGACAATGAAAGAGAATACACATTACAATGTTGTTTTTTTGTAATTAGCATGACAGTACAATGGGAGGAAAAAAATGGTTAGCTGAGGTAGCAAAGTATCATGATGAATGGGTAGCTATAGTAAAATCATTTGGAGAAAGAAGCTATCATGAGGACATAGTACAGCAGAGCTATTTGGCTTTGTATAAATATTCAAATAAGAAAAAAGTTTTAAATAATGGTAAAGTTAATAAAGCGTATATATGGATTGTTCTTAGGAGTATGTTCCTACAGTATGTCAATGCTAAAAACAAAGTACAAAAAATTAGTATTGATGATAAAGAAGTGTATCTCCAAATACCAAACATTGATAAAATGGATGAAGAAATAAATTATTATAATTTTACAAAAAAGATAGATGACCATATACAAAGCTGGAGATGGTATGACAGGAAACTATTTGAAATATATAGAGACACAGATTTAAGTATAAGAAAAATTGCAGACAAAACTAAAATTAGTTGGGTTAGTATTTTCCACACCTTAAAAAAATGTAAAACAGAACTTAAAGAAATATTTAAAGATGAGTACAAAGAATACAAAACAAGAAATTCCAACTGATAAAAGAACTAAAGCCTACAAGACCTGGAAAGCTAATCATGAGAAACAAAGCAAAGGTCTTGGAGATACTGTAGAAAAGATTACAAAAGCTACAGGTATTAAAAAGGTAGTAAAGAAGTTTACACCAGAGGGAAAAGATTGCGGATGCGATAGTAGAAAAAAATCTTTAAATAAGATATTTCCATATCAAAAACCAGAATGTCTTGAGGAGGATGAGTTTAATTATCTTTATGACTATTTTAACAACAAAGGCAATACAATTACTCCTGATGTACAAAGAAGAATGGTAGCAATCAACAACAGAGTATTTAGAGAAAAGGCACAGCTTACAACCTGTGGACCATGTTTTCTAAATAACGTACATAAAAAACTTGAAAAAGTATATAAACAATACCTGTGAGTCTTATAAGAAATAGAGACCAAGTAAAGCAAGTCATTGACTTCACAGGAGTGCAAAATGGAAAGGTGCACCCAAGTGATATTGATTTTGTATTAGAGTTTGACAATAGAGTTTTAATATTGGGAGAAGTTAAAAGACAATTTAACAGAATACCCACAGGACAAAAGCTAATACTTGAGAGAATAGTAGATAGTTGGGATGGTCATTCAATAGCTATAAAAGTAGAACATAATTTTAAAGATGATAGTATAAATATTCCTCTTGAGGAGTGTAGAGTTTCAGCATGGTATCACAAAAAAAATTGGCACTATCCAAAAAAAAAATATGATTTTAAATATTTTATAAATAGATTAGGAGTCAAATGGAAGTGTAGTAAATGTAAGTTCTAATGGAAAAAGAAATTAACATGAGAAAAAAGTTTGATGCTATTGAAGATTTAAGACTTCAATCTAATTTATTATATCTGCAAGAGCAAGTCATTGAATGGAGTGAGCAAAAACCAGACAATGAAAAACTTAACAAAGTCAGGGATGCAATAATTCAAGTTACATTTATAACAAACAAGTTTGGACTTGAGAGGCAGAGTTTTGCTGATACAGTAGATGATTATAGAAGTCAAAAAATAAGAGCTATAGAAAGAGCACAAAAGGCAGAAAAAAGAATAGATGAGCTTCTTCAAGAAATACAAAAATTAAAATCACAAAATGAATTGGGTCTCTAACAATAGCTTAAATATAAAGTTTAAATATATACTAATAAACAATGATAACACTACTAAACAATGACACTTACAGGACAGAGGAGATATTAGGCTATATGCTTGATGATTCTTTTTACTATGGAGTCCTGGCTACAAATGCTCTTGGCAGCTCTTTGCTTAGAAATTTATTAGATAGTCCAAATACTCTATTGGAGTATATGAAAAAGCCAAAGAAAGAAACAGAGGCTTTAAGAATAGGTAGACTCACCCATGAGTGTTTTTTAGAACCACACAAATTCTATAAAAAGATTTATGTAGAAGCAGACAGAACCAATGCCAAAATATATAAAGATGCGGTTGCAGAGCATGGACCTGAAAATGTATTTAAACAAAAAGATAAAGATTATGTAGAATGGCTTATAAGAAAACTTGCAAACAATGAAACAATACAGTCAATCATGAAAGGTGCAGATGTAGAAGTTCCTATGATTAGAATGTTTGATAAGTTTGCCATCAGAGGTAAAGCAGACATACTTACAAAAGATTGTATCTATGATTTAAAAACTACTATTGCTCCTGTTGAGAGTTTTGCTAAATGGGAGGTAGACAAAAAGAACTATGACCTACAGGCTTTTATATATTGTAGGTTGTTTAAAAAAGATAAGTTTAAGTTTATTACAATAAACAAAAATAACAGAGATGTTGGAATTGTAAATGTTCCTGCTGAGATTATTTCAAGAGGAGAGACTAAGTTTAATCTTGCTCTTAAAGCCTACAAAGAAATGTTTTACAATAAAACAACAGAAGAAACAGAATATATTTTAGACCAATATATATTAGAGGTAGATGCTAAATGAACCAAAGTGCAAAAGAGTTTTATTTAATGGCTCTTGTAGATATATCCAACGGAAACCCCAAAAAAAGAATGGAGGAGGTCCTCAAATACTATGAGGAGCTTGAACAATATGAAGCCTGTCAAGGCATTAAAAAAGCAATAGATGAAACATGGAATTAAAACAAATTAAAAAGCTGGTAGAAAAACATACCAAAAGGAAACTAAATGTAAGAAACAGAGAACAAGACAATGTATACTGTAGAGCTCTGTATTGTAAACTTGCAAAGATACATACCAAAAATAGCTTGAGTAAAATAGGACAAGTCATAGGTAGAGACCATGCAACAGTCTTACATAATCTTAAACTATTTGATGAGGTAATAGTAAATTATGAAGTAGAATATTTAAAGATATTTAACAGACTTGACAATATACTCTCAACTAAAACAGGAAAGGTAGAAAAAATACTAAATCCTGACCTCTACTACAGAAAAAGATATACAAGGTTACTTTTGGAACATAGAACTCTCACACATAACTACAGAGAACTAAAGAAAAGCTATGAAGGTTTCCTTCATGTAAAATACCATGACAAAGAAGTATGAACAAGCAATTAAAATTTCAATTTACAGATTCTGAAAATGAACATCTTTCAACATTGTTCCCCATTCAGCATTGGGAATATAAAAAAGATTTTGTTGAACAAATAGACCCTGAATATAGGATAAATAGAATGGGTAGAGTTTATAGCATGAAAACAAATAAGTTCTTAAAATATCAACTCACAGCAGATAAAAGATATCTTTCTGTAAGACTTCCTGTATTAGGTAAACCAAAATACTTTAGGATTAATAGATTAGTTGCTTGTAGTTTTATAAAAAATTACAAAAAACTTTTATATACAGATGTAGACCACATAGATGATAATTCATTTAATAATCTTGTGAGCAATCTAAGGTGGTGTACTCATAAAGAGAATACACAACCAAAAACAGACATAAATCAAAGAAAGTTATTTTAACAAACAAGGCTTTTTTTTATTATATATTTGATTAATCAAGTTTTTTCAAGATGAAACATGGTGGTAAAAGACAAGGAGCAGGTAGGAAATCTAAATCAGATGAGGTATCTTTAATAGAGAAACTTACTCCATTAGAACCTTATGCATTGGAGGCTCTGGCAAAGGGAGTCAAAGAAGGAGACTTTAAGTTTGTGCAGCTCTACCTAAATTACTATGCAGGTAAACCTGTAGAGAATAAGAACATACAACTCACAGAAGATATTCCAATATTTGTTGATTGATGCTGCCAAAGAAAACTACAGCAGTAAATAAACTCAGAGAGTTAAAACAAAGAATAAAAATTATCAGAGGAGGTACTTCTGCTGGTAAGACTATAGGTATACTTTTGATTCTTATAAATGATGCCATAAAGAATAAAGGAAAAGAAATAAGTGTAGTAGCTTCTACTATCCCAAGTTTAAGGAGAGGCTCTCTAAAAGACTTTCTCAGTATCATGCAAGGTCTTGGTAGGTTTGATGAGAGTAAGTTCAATAGAAGCCTTCTAAAGTACACTTTTAGTAATGGAAGCTATATAGAGTTCTTCTCAACAGATATGCCAGAGAAACTCAAAGGGGCAAGAAGGACAGACCTATTTATGAATGAGTGTAACAACTGTAGCTTTAGCAGCTATCAAGAATTAGCTGTAAGAACCTCTGGAGCTATATGGCTTGACTACAATCCTGTTAATAGGTTTTGGGTAGACAAGGAACTGATAGGTCAGCCTGATACAGATTACATAACTCTTACCTACAGAGATAATGAAAACTTATCTGATGCAATAGTCAAGGAGCTGGAGAAAGCAAGAGTAAAAGCTAAGACCTCAACTTTTTGGAAAAACTATTGTAGGGTGTATTTGGATGGTCTTACAGGAAGTCTTGAGGGAGCTTGTATATCTGATTGGAAAGAAATTGATACTATACCTGGAGAGGCAAAGCTGCTTAGCTATGGCATGGATTTTGGTTATAGTGTAGACCCAACAACCTTAATTGCACTTTATAAGTATAATGATGCTTACATATTTGACGAGGTCCTGTACAAGACAGGAATGTTAAATAGAGACATAAGCAGATATCTAAATCAGCATAATATCAAAGAAAACATAATAGCAGACTCAGCAGAACCAAAGAGTATATCTGAACTTTCTCAGTATGGTCATAATATCTTTCCTTGTACCAAAGGCAGAGACTCTGTTATCTATGGTATAAATCTTATAAATCAGAATGAAATATATGTAACTCAAAGAAGTAAGAACCTAAAAAGAGAGTTACAAGGCTATGTATGGTCAAAAGATAAAGAAGGTAACACTTTGCAAAAGCCTGAGGGAGAGCATCCTGACTGTATAGATGCTGCCAGATATGTTCTAACAGATGTATTAGAAAATCCACACAAAGGACAATATTTTATTTATTGATTTGGTTGTTAATAAAATGTTTATTACATTTACATCATAAACATTAAAACAATTTTAAAACTAAAATTAAAACAATAGAAAATGAAAACAACAATAGAAGAATTAATTACAGGTTACTTTAGAGTCCATTGGAAAGATGGAGACTATAGAGGAGGTTATAGAGACTTCCCTTCACTTAAAGAAGCAGAGGAGTATAAAACATTAGTAGATGCTCAAGACTTGATAAATTTAAATCAAGAGATAACAAATAATATAATGAATAATTTTGATATATGAAAATAAAAACAATTACAGAAGAACAAAACAAAAAGAACCTAAGAAAAGTATTTCTTGGGTTTTGTTTTATTATAGTTTATACCTATCTTGGTATTATAGGTTTAGCAACTACAGTAAAATGGATTATAGACTGAATAAACCTCCTTGGAAAAAAATGACAAGGTGTTGGGATAATTACATAAGAGTTTATCCCGTACCTTTGAGTAAAGGTCCAAGACCTGATGTAAGACTTGAAATAGAATTACAAGGTCAGTATAAAGAAGGAACAATAATATATAAACAAAATAAAAAAGGACAATATATGATAAGCAAAAAAATTAAGGAGACCTACATTTGGCTCTATGATAATTACAAGCATAGGTTTACACAGCCTGATGGAGCTTATTATAAAAGAAAACATTTTTCATTTGATTAGAAAAAGACCCTCAAGAGATTGGGGGTTTTTTGTTTTATACACTTTTACAAGAATTTTATTATATAAGTATGAAGATTAAAATACCTGTTCCTGAAAGTCTCTCAGAGATGACTTTAGAACAATATCAAAAATTTGAAAAGATAAACACAGAGGACAACCAAGGTTCTAACTTTCTACTTCAAAAGATGGTAGAGATATTTTGTAACCTCCCTCTGAAAGATATAGCTACAGTAAAATTTACCTATGTTCAAAAAGTAATAAAAGAACTTAATAAGAACTTTCAATCTAAAACACCTTTTATAAATCTATTTATTATGGATGGTATTCAGTATGGTTTTATACCAAAGCTGGATGATATGACTTTAGGAGAATACATAGACATAGATAACAACATAAAAGATTGGGATAATATGCACAAAGCTATGACAGTTCTTTACAGGCCTGTTAAATTTAAAAAAGGAGATAGATACCAAATAGAGGATTATACAGCAGAAGAAAATCCAGAGCTAATGAAGCAGATGCCTTTAGATGTTGTTATGGGTGCTCTGGTTTTTTTTTATCTTTTACAAGAGGAGTTACTGCAAACTACCCTGAATTATTTGAGCAAAGAAATGGAGGAGAACCTGACTATGGAGCAAAAGCTAACTTTGGAAAAAAATGGGGGTGGTATCAGTCAATCTATGGATTGGCTCAGGGGGATGTTACCAAGTATGACCTGGTTACCAAATTAAATGTCCATAAATGTCTGATGTATTTATCATTTGAGAAAGAGAAAACAGAAATAGAATTAAAAAGACTTAAAAAATGAAAGCCTTTTATGATGTAACAAACCAGCTCAAGACTACTCTTGCAGCAGAACCTTTTGTAAAGACTGTTACTTATGGTGAGCTTTCAGATGTAGATTTAGGTAAGCAAACTATCTTTCCTTTGGCTCACTTGATTGTAAACAATGCTACAGTAGGTGAAAAGGTCATTACATTTAATACTTCTATTATCTGCATGGATATAGTAGATATTAGCAAAGATGAGACTACTGATATATTTGTGGGTAATGACAATGAGCAAGACATACTAAATACTCAACTTGCAGTCCTTACAAGAGTTCTAAATCAGTTTCAAAGAGGGGATTTATATGTAAACAAATTTCAAATTATAGAAGATGTAAGTTGTGAGCCTTTTGTAGATAGGTTTGAAAATAAACTTGCAGGATGGACAGCAACCTTTAACATATTATTACAAAACGAAATGACAGTCTGTAGCTAATGGAATATAAAGAAGTAAAAAAAATATTAGAGAAGTTTGCTGATAGTGTTATAAAACAAGCTAAAGGGAATCTAAGAAGAAATAGAAACAATAGATTTATAACAGGTAACAGCTCAGGTAACTTAGATGGTAGTTTGGGTTATACACTTAATGAGTATCCAAACAGTTTTAATTTAGAGTTTTCTATGCTTGAATATGGCTCTTACCAAGATGAGGGTGTAAGGGGTAGCAAAAGCTCATACTCACAAAGTAGAAACAGTAGATTTGCCTTTTCAGGTAGATTTAAAACAATAAGACCACAATCATTAGATAAGTGGATGGTCAAAAAGAATTTAGATGGTATAAGAGATGCTCAAGGAAGGTTTATATCAAGAAAGAGTCTTAAATATTTAATAGCAAAAAGTATATATGAAAAAGGACTAAGAGCAAGTAATTTTTTCACAAGACCTTTTATGGATAATTACCTTAAACTTCCTGAGGAGTTTATAGATGCCTTTGAGCTTGACTTTGATAATTTTTTAGAACAAACTAATTTGACATGAGTAAGATAAATGCAAGGAGTCCTTTTTACTTAAACTATAGTACACCTACAGAACCAACTGTAGCTTATGATTGTAATGTAGCAAACCTTACAGGTTTTTCTGTAGACCAAGAAGGGGTAGTAACAATTCCAAATGTAGAAAGAGGAACTTTCAGAAGTTTTACAAGTTCTGCTGGAGATTTTGCAAATGGTAAATTTGCTACAGTAAGCACAGACACATCAAGAACTATATCTGTAGTAATTGGTATACCTACAGGATATACAAACAGCTCTGATGGTACATTTACTTGCACAGCTACAGCAACTCAAATTGCTAAGGTAACCTCAGGTTCTACACCCTCCTGTACAGGTGGACCTACACTTAATGGTAGTATATCAACACAAACAATAGCATCAGGAGGCAATACTGCAACTATAAATGCAGCAAGTTTTTTTAATAGTGCTACAAAGTATTCAGTAATAAATATGAACCCTGCTTTATTTAATACTTCTCTTAGTGGCTCTACTTTAACAATTACATCAGGTAATTCAGGAGGTCCTGGTAGTGCATATCTTAGAGCTAATGACAATGGAGTAAATACCTGTACAGCAGTTCAAAGAGTGCCTGTTACAGTAACAGTATCTAATGCTCTTGGATGTACAGCGAGTTCTGGAGTTACAGCAGTAGATTTACAAGGTGGTTCTGCTACAGCAGCAGGGGTAGTTACACTTCCATCTCTTACAGGTGGATTGATTGCTTCTTTTGCAACAGACTCAAGTGGTTCTCCTACTTTATCAACTATACCTGAAAATACAGGCTCAGCAGCTCAGAATGTTACAGTATATTTTAACATCACAGTAGGAGCTGGTTTTTCAAACTCAGGTGCTACTATTGTTTGTCCTAAAGTCATATCTCAAGCAGGTACTGGTTTACCTACATTTACTTGTGAAATTGCAGGGATAGAAGGTCAAGGTATTAGAAAAGATGGTAATGTAATTGTAGGAACTGCCAAAGTAGGAACAATAACAGACTACACTTTGATAGGTCAAACAGGTAAAACATTTCCAGAGGTAACCTCAGAAACAGACAGAAATGTTTCTTTTGAAATTACTCCTCCTGCTGGAGTGTATTCAAGTGATTCAGCTATTACTTGTCCAAGTTCAAGTGGAGTTACTTTAAAACAACCTGCTGTAATAACAAGATGTGGCTCTATAGTATATTACATTAATTCAAATGGGGAGACAGAAGAAGATAGTTTTTGTCAAAGTGGTTTCCAATATCCAAGAACTTATAAAATTCTATCTGAGGCTGTAGATATTTTAGATGCAAGAGGTAAAACAGTCTGTTATGCAAACCAAAGTACAAATGCAGCAGAAGGACCATTTTTGGGTGAAGATAACTATTTTGTTGTAGACACTTTTGTAAATAGAACATTTATAAGCTTACAAGCACTAAATGCAAGTTTTTTTAACAGTTTTATTTTATGGAGAATAGGAGATGGTGTAGTCTCAGAAGTTTGGGAATGGAACTGTAGTAGTGGAGGAGATGGACAAGGTAGACAAATTGGATAATTATGGCAGCAACACTTAAATCAGTTACATTACAAATCTATATTTACACAGGCACTTCTGGGAGTTACTCTGATAGTGATTTAAAATTTACAATCCAAAAAGAAATAATCACAGGACAATCTAAAATTATATTTGAAATTGCAGAGCTTGTAAGGGATTTTATAGATATTAGTTTTAATAATGACTATGTATCTAATACAGTTTGGGTTACTACTGTAGCTAATTTATTTGATGAGACAGATACAGTATTTAGTTTTGGTAATCCTGTTACAAATACTTATTTAGCTTTTGATGGGTTTGGATATTTTGAGGATGAGATAAATCCACAGGGTAATATCTATGACCTTATTACTTCTTCTAATATTGTACTTCCAAAAGATACTGCTGGAAAATTACCTGTATATGCAGCGAGTACAGGAAGTGTAGTTATAGATAGTAGTACAACTTCCATTACAGACAATGGTAACTCTAATCAGAAGATACAATATGTAACCATTCCTGCAAACAGTTCTACAATAGTTGTAAAAGATAGTGGAGGCACTACAAGAAAAACCATTACAGTATCTACAGAATGTCCTGACAAACATACACCATATAAAGTAACATTTGTAAACAAGCATGGAGCTTTTCAAGACTTATATTTCTTTAAAAAGTCAGTAGAAACATTTAATGTAACAGGAGATGAGAGTTTTAAAAGAAACACAGTAAGCACAAGCACAGTTACTTATAACACTTATGAAGGACAAAAGGAAAGGTTTAATGTAAATGCTCTTAGTAGTTTACAACTAAATACAGGCTTTATACCAGAAGATTTAAAAGAAGCAGTAGAAGAACTCTTTATATCTGAGAATGTATTTATAAGGTTTGAAAGTAAAACTCTGCCTATCATACCTAAGACAAAATCATTTACTCATAAAACAAGTCTTAATGACAAACTAATAAATTACACAGTAGACTTTGACTTTGCCTTTAACAAGATAAACAATGTTAGATAATGAAAGTATCTTTACAGCTTTATGTAAATGGTCAGCAAGTAGAATTGTTTGAAGATGAAAGTATTACTCTTACTCAGAGCATACAGGATGTTAGAGATATATCAAAGATATTTACTGAGTTTACAAGACAGTTTTCTATACCTGCCTCCAAAAATAACAATAGAGTTTTTCAGCATTTCTACAACCAAGATATTGTTGATGGATTAGATGCAAGACAAAAGATAGATGCTGTCCTTTATCTAAATCATCAGCTTTTTAAAAATGGTAAGGTAAAACTAAAAGGCTCAACTCTTAAAAATAACAAACCTCACACATACAGAATAGTATTCTTTGGTAATACAGTAAACTTAAAAGACCTTGTAGGAGAAACATCAATAGCCTCTCTTTTGCTTTTAAGAAACTTTACTTTTGATTATAATAGCACTAATATAAAAAATGCACTATCTACTGCTGTAGACATTACCTCAGATGGTGAAATATTTAAAGAGGCTCTTTTATTCCCAATAATAACACACACACAGAGGCTTATTTATGATTCTTCTCAGTCTACTGCAAATACAGCAACTCAAGCAAATGTATATCATTCAGGAGGGAATCATGGACTTGAGCTTACACAATTAAAACCAGCTCTTAATGTTTATGCTATTATAAGAGCTATAGAAAAACAATATTTTACACCTCAAGGTTATAAATTTTCTACAGACTTTTTTTATGACACTAACCCAAACCTATGTGGATTGTATATGTGGATGCACAATAAAGCAGGTGCATTATTTGAGGACCAAGAAAAAATAGAATCTTTTACTAATTATGCTCATGTTCATGGTCTTACAACTGTTGTAAATGTAGATAGTGATACAAATAGTTTTGAATCACCCTCAAGAAATGCAGGAAGAAAAGAAAAAACAAGGCAAAGGAGAATGAGTTTTGAGGTGATACCCTCAGGTAGTCAAGTTTACACAATATACCTATATAAAGATGGAGAAATATTTAAAGAATATAGCGAACTTACAGGAACACAAACAGGAATAGAAACAGCTCTTGTTTTACCAAAGGGTATATATTCTTTTGGAATAAAGTCTAATAGTGCAGGTACTTTTACTTTAAATGCAAGAGTAGAATTTACAAGAAAAACAATTTTTAACACTACCTCTCCCTCCAGGGATTTTACAATGAGTGCAAGTATTGGTACTGATACAACTTTAGATTTAGAGAGATACATACCAGATATAAAAGTTATAGACTTTCTCAGAGCTATTTTCAATATGTTTAATCTGACTGCAAGTGTGCAAAATGATAAAACAGTTAAAATACAAACCCTTGATGACTTTTATGCAAACAGCACTACAACTTATGACATAACAAAAGACCTTGATAAGACAAGCTCAATGATTGATACTGTAATGCCTTACAGACAGATTAATTTTGAGTATGAAGGTAGAGATAGTTTTTTTGCAAAAAACCATGAGAGGCAATTCTATAGAAAGTGGGGATGTTTAGACTATGATGCAACTCAGCACCCAAGTCCTCCTGATAATGTTTTAGATGGTAGTGTGTATGAAATAAAAATACCTTTTGAGCACCATAAGTTTGAGAGGCTAATAGATGGAAATAGTTCTGTAAGCTCTCCAACAAATCAAACCAAAATACAATGGGGATGGTCAGTAGATGAAAAGCAACAACCAACAATAGGTAAACCTCTACTTTTCTATCCTGTGCTATCTTCTGGTACTAATTTAAGTGTAATAGATATAGAGGGTAATGTAAGCTCTAAGTCAAGTTATTTTGTACCAAGTAATTCAATAAACTTAGAGAAAGAAAAAACTTTACTTTTCAATGTAAAAAAAATCAACACTTCTGATAATATAAATTTTAATTCTGAGATTAATGAATTTGCATTTGTACCTTTTACTGAAACTCTTTTTGAGAAGTATTACAAATCATACATAGAAGAAGTATTTGATGTAAACAGAAGGCTTACAAAAGTAAAAGCTCATTTAAATTATGGTACACTTTTAAACCTAAGTCTTGCAGATATAATAATTATATTTAACAGAAAATATAAAATCAATAAAATAACTACAAATTTTGAGACTTTAGTTAGTGATTTAGAACTTATAAATACACACAAAGAAATTTCAGGAACTATACCATCAAGATTTTTAACTAATGAAGTTGAGATAGATGAGTCAGGTAGGACTATTTGTGAACTTACAGCAGACAGAACAAACATAAGAGCAGACAATGGACTTATTAAAGCAGATGCAGACTGTAATTTTGATGGCAAGTCAATTATTAGTGCTAATGAGGTTCTGCCACAAACAGAAAAACCTAAAAACACACCTGTAGTTAAAATACAAAATGAGGAGCTTGAGGTAGTACCTCCTGTGCTAAGTTTTCAAACACCTACAAGTGCTACATCTTCTGTAGTTTATATGAAATTCAAAGTAACAACTCTTGGAACTATAGGAGACTTATCGCAGATTGCAGAGTATGGATTCTTTTATTCTACAAATGCAAGAAATGATGTGGAACAATTTACAAGCAGCACAGCTATAGAGGACTTAAAATCTGCATCAAATGTAACTCATATACAATTTTTACCAGCAGATGTAGATAAATTTACAGCAGGTAAAGAGGTACAGCATGGAATACCAAGTCTGTCAAATACATTTGTGTATTATAGATTCTATGGAAGAACAAACACAGACATAGCTTTTGATACAGGAGACTTTTTGAGTCCAACATTTGTAGGTCATACATCTCAAACCATAACTTTGACAGCAACAACAGATGTAAGAGAGTACACTAAAGATGCAACAACAGAAGTTGTAGATATAAGGATTACTCATTCAGATGGTACAGTAGTAGACTTACAAAACCTTTCTGGAGAGGGTGCAAGATTCTTTTCTAAGACTGTTCCTGTTGTTATTGCAGGGTCATCAGGTACTTTTACACAAGTTGGAACTAATAGAACTAATAGTGGATTTGTTGCATTTTTATCAAACACTAAATTTGGTGTAAATGCTTTACACATTTTACCATCAAGAAGAAATGCTTATAATGCTACATCAAGAACTACAGCAGAAATTCATGCAAGGTTAGGTAGAAATTCAGCTCCTGAGGTAGGTTTTTCTAATAGAACAAACAGCAGTCAATACATATTCCCTTTAAGAGCAGAAGGATTTAGTTTATATTCTAAATCTGTAGTAAAAAATACAGAGGCAGCATCTGGAATTGCTTTAGCTGCTGATGGATTCTATGCTTATTATGGGTTTGATTTAGATGGCAATTTCTCAAGAAGTACAGGTGTATCAGCAGAAGTAGTAAACGGAATTGTAACTAACAGAAGATTATATTATTAACAGATGATAGAAAATATTATTAATTTATTAGAGATAGCCAAAGAAGCTAAGACAGGTGGGAAGTATACAGATATTGCTTTGGGTAAGTATAAGTTTCCAAATAGTCTTGTAGAGGCTTACCAACAATTTAAGATACAGTTATGGCAAAAGTAATTAATGCTGAAATAGACATAAAAACAGGTGCAGCTACAAAAGCTGTTGATGACTTAGCACAAGGAGTAGAAAAGTTTAACGCTGAGGTAGCAACTACAAACACTAAAGCTACTAAAGGGTTTAAAGGTTTAGAGGGAGCTGTAAAAAAAACAGGTAGAGGTTTTAAAGCTCTTGGAACTGCACTAAAAGGTGCTGGTATAGGTTTGGCTATTGCTGCTTTTACAAAATTAGCTGAGGTATTTCAAGAAAACCAAAAAGTAACTAATTTTTTTAACACAACTTTTGAAGCACTTAGTTTAGCTTTTAATGATTTCTTTAATTTCTTAAATAGAAATGTAGGTACAGTTATAGACTATTTTAAAGGTTTATTTGAGGACCCTGTTACTTCACTTAAAAACTTTGGTGCTGCAATAGTAAATAATGTTGTTGAAAGAGTTAGGTCTGCTTTAGATGCTTTAGGATTTTTAGGAGATGCGGTTATAAAAGTATTTAAAGGAGACTTTGCTGGTGCAGCAGAATCAGCTAAAAATGCAGGGAAAGAGCTTGTAGATGTAGTTACAGGAGTAGATGATTCCTTTGACAAAATAGCAGAGGCAGCTCCTGCTGTAGTAAAAGGTATTACTGACTATGCTAAGAGTACAGTACAAGCTGCAAAAAGTACAGTAGAACTCAACAGAGCAGCAGAGGTAGGTATAGCACAAAACAGAATTATTTTAGAACAGAAAGACAGAGAAGCAGAAAAGCTCAGACAGATAAGAGATGATGAAACTCTAACAATAGCAGAAAGGATAGCTGCAAATGAGAAACTTGGAGAAGTTCTTAATGAGCAAGAAAGATTAATGTTAGCAAATGCTCAAGCTGTTATAGATGCAGCTCAAGCTCAGTTTGATAAAAATGCAAATGATGAAAACCAAATTGCTCTGTTAGATGCAAAAGCAGAAAAAGAAGGTATACTTGCACAGATAGAAGGATTTAGAAGTGAGCAGTTAATAAACAGAATATCTCTTGAAAGAGAGGCAGGAGAGTTAGCTATAGAAAATGCAGAAAAACAAATAGAGCTTGAAGAAGAACAAAAAAAGAAAAGAGAAGAAAAACTTTTAGGTATAGCAGCCTCTATAGGTATGCAGGACAAAATGGAGAAAGTTTTATTTATAGCTCAACAAAAAAGAATTATACAAGAACAAATAGCAGCAGCCAAAGCAACACTTGCAAGAATAACAATGAAGTCCTCAGAAAGTGGAGTAGCAACTGCTCAAGGTGCTGCTGAAACTGCTAAAGTAGGATTTCCCCAAAATATTCCTTTACTTATTGCTTTTGCAGCTCAAGCAGCAGGAATATTATCAGCAGTTAAGTCAGCAGCAGGTGCAGCAAAAAGTGTAGTAAGCTCATCTACTCCCTCAGCATCAGGTGGAGGTGGTGGTATGTCATCTGCACCTACTCCTCCTCCTGCATTTAATGTTGTAGGAGCAGCACCTGAAAATCAATTGGCAGAAACAATAGGAGCACAACAAGACAGACCTATAAAGGCTTTTGTAACAAGTACAGATGTATCTTCTCAACAAGCACTTGACAGGTCCATAGAGGATGAGGCAGCAATTTAAAACAAAAGCATACAATTAATATTATATAAATATGGATATCATAGAACTTTTTATAGATGAGAATGATGAGTCTCTTGGAATAGAGGCTATTTCAATAGTAGACAAACCAGCAATAGATGCTGATTTTGTTGCTCTTAGTAAACAAAAAATAGAATTTGCAGAAGTAGACAAAGAGAAAAAGATTCTTCTTGGACCTGCTCTTATTCCCAACAAACCTATTTTTAGAAAGTCAGGAGACAGAGAATATTATATATACTTCTCGAAAAGTACAGTTAAAAAAGCAAGTGAGTTGTTTTTTATAAGAGGCAATCAAAACAATGCAACCTTAGAACACCAACTTAAACTGAAAGGAATGTCTGTAGTTGAGAGCTGGATAGTAGAAGGAGAGAATGACAAATCAAAAAACTATGGTTTAGATATGCCTGAGGGAACATGGATGGTTGCTATGAAAGTTTTAGATGATGAAGTTTGGGAGAACTTTGTAAAAACAAAAAAGGTAAAAGGATTTTCTATAGAAGGCTACTTTGCTGATAAGTTAGATTCACCTCAAGACAGAGGACTAAAAAGTGAACTTGCTGAATATGAAGATGAGCTATTAGTAGAAGAACTTAGAGAATTGTTATCTGCTAAAAGAGTAGCTCTTGTAAGCTATAATGACTATCCTGACTCTGCTGTTAACAATGCTAAAAAGGCTATTGAGTACAACAAAGAGGTGGGCAACAAATGTATGACTCAGGTAGGAAAAGTAAGAGCAAGACAAATAAGCAAAAAAGCAAAACTATCAGAACAAGTTTTAGTAAGAGTTAGGTCATACCTTGAAAGAGCTGAGGTTTACTATGATGAGAAAGACAAATCTGCTTGTGGTACTATAGCTTACTTAGCTTGGGGAGGTCTTTCTATGAAAAGATATGTAAACTCCAAACTCAAGTCATTAGGCTATGAAGATTTACAGCAGTTAGAAACTCAAGTAGTTGATGATACTTTTGCTATTATTGATGACAGACTTGCTTATAGCTCTGTTGCCAAAGCAATAGAAATATCCAAAGACTTAGGCTGTCAAGGTTTTCATGTCCATGAGTTAGAAGGCAAGAAGTGGTATATGCCCTGTGAGCAGCATAGTGTAAATATGAGATATAAATGTCCAAAGGGATATAAAAAAGACTACAAAAAACATAAGTGTGTAAAGATGTCAGCAGAAGAACTTGCTGAAATAGGTCCAAGAGGAGGTATTAGAAAGAGTCCAAAAGCACCCAGGTCTGGTACACCAAACCCAAATCCAAAAGGTAAAGGCACAGCAAAAGGAGATGCTTCTACTTCAAGAGGTGCAAAGGTATCTCAAAAAGATTTAGCAGCCTTACAGAAAAAAGCAGATGACTTTAACAAAAGATACAAAAAAAAGTTAGGCTATGGTACTACAGTAGGACAACTTAAAGCAGTATTCCAAAGAGGACTTGGTGCATTTAACACTTCTCATAGTCCAAGAATCAAATCTCCAACTGCTTGGGCACAAGCAAGAGTAAATGCTTACTTGTATTTAATTAGAAATGGTAGACCACAAAATCCTAAATATACAGGAGACTTTGATTTGTTACCTGCTAAACACCCTAAATCTAACAAGAAATGAAAAAATATAAAAAAACACCAAGCAGAACAAGTCCAATAGGAGACAGTAGACCATGTTTATGTCCAGATGGTACTTATGCAACAAAGTGCTGTGATGGCAGCTTAGAGGCTCAGGGTATTGGTGCTTTAACTGGTGGCTCAGTAGCTACCATAAATGGAGTAAGTAGGACAGGTTAAAAATATAACAAACTCTTAATAATTTAATTATATATAAAAGCTTAAAGTATGAAACCCTCAGTACAAAAGATAATAAATAAACTACCAAAAGAAAAAGTAGACTTAGCAACTCAAAAGGTTCATTTAGGTGCAGTAGAAGATTTTAAAAAAGCAGCAAGTTTTGTAAAACAATCAAGAAATACATATAATAAAGTTGTCCAAGAATTTGTTAATTTATTAAACCAATTTATACCCTATCAAGCAAAATTAGAAGATGCGTATTTTAGAGCAAAAGATTTTGCAGAAGATGTTGAAGAAGATATACAGCGTTTACAAAAAGCAGCAGATAAAATAGCAGCAGCAGCAAAAGAATTAGGTATCCAACCAAAAGAACTTGTTGATACAACAATAGTGAAGGATGTAGCAGATGTTGAAGATACAATTAATATAGCAAGACAAAGGTTTGATGATGCTAAAGCAATTATAAAAATCTAACAAAAAATTAATTATTTATTATATATGTATGAAAGCACTTGATATTATAAACAAAGTAAAAGACCTTGTTGGAGTAGAACTCCAAGAGGAAGTAAAATTAGCTCAAGCTACTTTAGAAAATGGAACTGTAATAGAGGCAGAAAACTTTAGTGAAGGTAATGAGGTGTTCATTGTAACAGAAGATGAAAAAGTACCAATGCCTGTAGGAGAGTATACCCTTGAAGATGGTGAAATTTTAATGATTAAAGAAGAAGGAGTTATAGACTCAGTAGGTGCAAAGGAAGAAGAAAAAGAAGAAGCCTCTGAGGAATTAAAAGAAGAACCTCAAGATGATGTTCAAGAACAGAACTTAGAGGAGGATAAAGAAGAAATGCGATACGCAACTAAGACTGAGCTTGAAGAAGTAAAGAAATTAGTTGAGGAAGTCAAAGAGATGGTAAAAGCAATGGACACTAAAAAAGAAGAAAAAATGTCTGCTGTTCAAGAACCACCTCAAAAGGTTACTCATTCTCCTGAAAATGAAGTGAAAAAGGAAAGAACCCTGTTAGAAAGAAAAAGAAATGAAACTACTTATGACAGAGTTCTAAGAAGAATTAATAATTTATAATAAGATGAAAAGAAAAGTAGATTTAAGTACAACAACTTCTTTGACCACATCTTATGCTGGGGAATTTGCTGGGCAGTATATTAGTGCAGCTTTGCTTTCAGGTAAGACTTTGGGAGAGGAACTTATTACAATCAAGCCAAATATTGCTTTGAAAGAAGTAATAAAAAAGGTTTCAACTAATGACATTGTAAAAGATGCAAGTTGTGATTTTGACCCAACTTCAACTATTACACTAACTGA